ATACACCAGGTAACGCCTTCTTCTTAGGGGCAGCCTTCTTAGGAGCCGCCTTAGGTGCAGCAGCTACTGGGGAATCTGTAGCTTTTTCACCTTTAGGACCGGGAGGACCAGGGGGGGCAGTAGCACCCGACCCACCGTTTCCACACAGTTCACATTGATCTAACATCTTACCAAGCAATGTGTAGAGTTTAGTCTTATCAAGCCTGACACGTGTAATCTCATCTTCAATCTCCTGGCGAAGCGAGCTCATAGTTATATATATAAAGGAAATATTATCTTTAAAGTAAATGTTACTCATTGGACCGACATTAGCCTCTGGGATTGGGCAACATGCAAAAAAGTATACACAGGTATTTACACCACGAGCTGAGTATTACCAAATAGGAACAACATTACCTGAAGATGATCACGGTCTTATCTTCATTTTACCAATTCCTCAACATGTGAAATATGTCGAATATGCAAAGTCTCGTATAAAAAACCTGACCTGTATGACAGTGTGTGAGACAGAAACCGTCCACGAAGATTATCAAATGATTATGAATGAGTTTAAAACTGTCCTGGTACCTAGTGAATTCTGTAAACGGGTCTTTTCTAGACAATTTCCTGACAATGATTTCAAAATCATACATGCACACATCCCACCACCTACACCAAAACCATACACATTCTATTTCATAGGAAATGCTATGGATCCACGTAAAAATTTCAGAGATATCCTACGGGCATTCGTGCGGTTAAATGAACCAAACACGCGCCTGTTGGTGAAAGCCACGTGTAATAAGAATATAGATATACAATTACCACGGGTGGAAGTAATTAATGGATTACTTTCAGATGTTGAAATGGATGAAATACATTGGAGAAGTGATTGTTACGTAAGTTTTTCAAGTTCAGAGGGTGTTGGAATGGGTGCAATCGAAGCGGCTATCAGGGATAAACCTGTCATCATAACCAACTACGGTGGTGCACCAGAGTATATAGTTACACCATATACGATTGATTGTGAACTTCAGGAATTGAGTCAAGATGATTTCCTATTCAAAAAGGGTATGAAATGGGGAAAACCAAACTTCGATCAACTCTTGGAGTTCATGAAACATGCATATGAAAACAATGTACGTACATGTAATCACGATTTTACAAGAGAGCTTGTCTGTAGAAAGAATATTTTACGAGAATTCACGCTCAATGTAACCGGTGACGAACACAACGATACCAGTGAGTAATGCACCCGACGTGAGCGATCCTTTCTGAGCGATGAGCATCATGTTGATCTCGTCTATGAAAGTGATTCCTGTGGGTTTTTTAATAGTTTCGGGTATCATCTTCGCGAGAAGTAGATACACGATCATCGAAATGATGACCGGCTTCAATGTATCCTGATCTAACATTTATAATATACAAACAAAATAATACTAAATGTTAACGACGGGCTTGACACCCAATACACTTTCACTCTTTTTCACACTATGCTTTTTACAATAGCATCCATTTACGGATTTGAATGCACACTTCTTTCCTTTCAAAGTGAGGGCCTGACACGTTCTATCCGTATACTTATGTTCTCTAACAGCCGTAGGCACTTCATCCAGAACGATCATCGTACGAGATTTCTTCTTCGCCTCAAGTTCCTTGTACCTATTTTTCATCTTAAAAATACTCCTAGCCAAATGCTCACATGCATCATCAACCGTATCTTGACCACGTACCAGGAGTGCCGAATGAACTGATTCCTCGTAGGTTGCCATATTGTCTGTCTTGTATATTTATATTTACGATCTTGACTTAGGTTTTATTTTTTAGTACTTATGGCTTTAATGGTTTTAAGTTTCGTAAAGATCTTACCTGTAGCGAGACCATCTTTCATAACATTTTCGGAATATTCCTTAAACGTGATAGGATCAATATCGAACCCTTCACATACAGATTCACGAATGTCGTTGATAATACTTTTCACAGTAGCCGCGTCGATCACCGTCTCACCGTCTGAACAAAATTTCTTTGTCAGCACTTCAATTAATGCTAGAAGCTCAGTGTACAGAATAAACTGCACCTCCTCGACATCACTTCTATCAGCCTTATCAATTCCGTCGATTATATCCGAAAATGTTTCAATTTCACGTTCAATCCGGGCAATTAATTGTTGACACTTCACACCGCCTTCATCTGGAATCATTTCCATGAGCGCAGGGTCGTGTAAGATATTACACATAGCACCTTGGGCAATTGGCATTATCTTGTTTTCAATATTATCAATAGCATCCATAAATGCACTCTGACCACGGGTGTACTTAATTCCGAGTATATTCGAAGGAGGTTTCACAGATTTTACATTCTTTCCACGGGTCATGAGCATCACAGTTAATCCTATTCCTATACCGATTATAAAAGCCACTAATACGGATATCATTTAAAGTATAAAAACATTTTTATTTCAAGTATGCATATCGCCTGGTATAGAGAATGCTACGTATGTCAGGCTCCATTAAATCCCGTCGTACGTACACGGACAAATGACAATAAATTATTCGTGCGACATTATAAAAAAATACGACCTCTATTTGTATATAACAATGAAAGATACCATTCATTCGTAAATGGTTCAAAAATAAAACCTGTGTGCTTTTCGTGCTTTTCATATAAACCGAAACCAACAATTGGTTCATTGAAAGATCGTGAACTTGGATTATGTCGCCATGTGTTACCTCGAAGTAAGGCAAAGACACGCGATGAAATAATGTCATGGTATAGTGGGCTTATTAGAGAAGCATGTAAAAGAGGATTAAATATTACGGTTTAAAGTTTAGAAGAGTGTTGTTAACAATGAACAATGTTCTCCGTCGCTAGACCTATCACCATGTGTAGACCAACACCAAATCACAAACATAACAAACGATTTAAAATCTATTCAACTGCGTATAAGTCGGTCGATCCTTACCGTGAAAGTTCCCTGCGATACATGGGTTACGCGAATGAACTCGGCGAAGCCTTCACATCATATCTCCCCGAATGGGGCTTACCCGCTTCATATTGCATCGCAGCAGCATATGTCATGTTTGATACGATTGATAAAGGTGAAAAAGCGTACAACGCTGCAGAAGAAGAGGATAAGATGATGGATACAGTGAGAATTTCGACTGAAACTTTTACATGGCAAATGCTCGCATCGGTATTCTGGCCAGGGTCTATTATTAGGGTTATCGTGAACATGGCCGCTACCATGATTTCCAACAATAACCTAGACAATAATCAATTTGTCCATTTTCTCCCCACACTGATCGGTCTTTCGGCTATCCCCATGATAGTAAAACCGATTGATACTACAGTTGATAAGATCATGGAAGGATCCATTTCCAAGGTTATAAACGGTGAAATTAAAACACCCGAAGAAGCTCGTACAGCGATGATGACTACCGCTGGCTCAATTTCTGTGCCACCGGTTATGTATTGTCTGGCTTCTATTATCAAGAAGCTCGAAGTCTAAAAGAACCTAAGTTAGAGTTTTGAATTGTAATAAAACTAAGAAAGTATGGAGAGTGTCCAAAAACTCACACATATAGAACACATTCTCAAAAGACCTGACTCATACGTCGGTCCAGTTGACCTAGGAACCGAACCTTACTGGATCCTTGATGGTCAAAAGTTCACTAAGAAGAACTTGAAATACTCCCCAGCCCTCTTGAAAATATTCGATGAAATCCTCGTCAACGCCATCGACCGTAACTCTCTCCATTCCAAACAGGTCAGTTTAGTCTCCGTCTCGATTGATAAGGATGTAGGTTCAGTGACCATCGAGAATAATGGACCACTCGGTGGAATTTCTGTAAAAATGCATGAGAAAGAAGGTCTATGGAACCCTGAACTTGTATTTGGACACCTCCTCACGAGTACGAACTATGACGATACACAAAAAAGAATTGTCGGTGGTCGCAACGGGTATGGTGCCAAGTTGGCAAATATTTACTCAAGTGATTTCTCTGTAGTCATCAAGGATCATGAGACAAAGCAGACATACACGCAATCTTGGTCGAAGAATATGACTGTCTGTGACCCACCAAAAATTAAAAAACATTCGGGTGCTACGTCATCCGTGGCCATCACCTTTACCCCCGAGTGGAAGAGGTTCGGAATGTCCAAAATGGATGATACCATCTATAAGATTTTCCAAAAGAGAGTCTGGGATGCGAACATCTGTACTACTCAAAACTGTAAAGTGAAGTTCAATGGCGAAGTTCTTCCGAAACAAAACTTCGAGGCTTATGCCAAAATGCATGAAGGTGTTGACCAGGTTGCATCTGTAACCACCGACCGTTGGTCAGTATGCATAGGACCAGCAGAGAATGGGATGGAACAGGTTTCGTTCGTAAATGGCATCTGCACTACGAAAGGTGGCACCCACGTCGATCACGTGGCAAACATTGTCGCAAATGGTATCATTGATGACATGGCGAAGAAGATTAAACTGAAACCTCCACAGGTTAAGAATGCTTTTACGATCTTTGTAAGGGCGACAATCGAAAACCCAAACTTTTCCAGTCAGGTGAAATCTGAGTGTACAACCAAATCACAGCATTTCGGAAGCAGGTTTGAACTACCCAAGACATTCGTTAAGAATACTCTCAAGACTGGTATCGCTGATGAACTCACGGCACTCTCAAAGTTCAAGGAAATGAAAGAACTCAAGAAGACCGACGGAGCTCGAAAGTCCAAAATCACCGGTATTCCCAAGTTGGACGATGCGAACAAGGCTGGTACGGCACAATCTGGGAAGTGTACACTCATCGTGACTGAGGGTGACTCAGCGAAGACCCTCGCAGTTGCAGGTCTCTCGGTTGTTGGTCGTGATCACTATGGTGTGTTTCCTCTTCGGGGTAAGTGTAAGAATGTACGTGACGTGTCAGTCGCACAGCTTACGTCTAACCAAGAATTCAATGATCTCAAGAAGATCCTCGGACTTCAACAGGGTAAGGAGTATACCGACGTTTCTGAACTTCGATATGGACGTCTCATGATCATGACTGACGCTGATAACGATGGGTCTCATATCAAGGGTCTCATCCTCAACATGATCCACTACTTCTGGCCCAGCCTTCTAAAGTTGAACTATGTGGTGAGTATGGTGACACCAATCATCAAAGCTTCCAAGGGATCAGAAGCAAAATCTTTCTACACCGATTCAGCATTTCGAAACTGGTATGGAGACGGTAAACATGGGTGGCGTATCAAGTATTACAAGGGTCTCGGTACTTCTACATCCGTGGAGGCTCGTGAATATTTCAAAAAAATTCAAGAACTCACAGTGAAGTTTGATGTGGATGTCATGACAGATAAATCAATCGTACTCGCATTCGATAAGAAAAAGGCAGATGACAGAAAGACATGGCTTCTCGAAAGTACCGCGAAGAATTCTGGTGATCTTGAAGTACCATATGGTCATGTCAAGAACCTGGCCATAACAGACTTTGTTCACAAAGACCTCGTCAATTTCAGCCTCGCTGACTTGAAACGGTCTATCGCACATATGGCTGACGGACTTAAACCTTCACAGCGAAAAGTTATGTTCTCGTGTTTTCAAAAGAACTTGACTGCCGAAATGAAAGTGGCACAACTGGCCGCGTATGTCGCCGAAAAGAGTTCTTACCATCATGGCGAAGTTTCTCTCGCGGAAACGATCGTCAAGTTGGCGAACGACTATACAGGTTCGAACAACGTTAACCTTCTCGAACCTTGTGGTCAATTTGGTACGAGACTTATGGGGGGTAAAGATGCGTCTCAAACGAGGTACATCTTCACGAGACTGACTAGTGCAGCTCGAAAGATATTCGACCCTAAGGATGACCCTGTACTTAATTATCTAGATGACGACGGTCGATCTATTGAACCAGAATTTTACGTACCAGCGTTGCCGATGGTTCTCGTGAATGGTACAGAAGGTATTGGCACGGGTTTCAGTTGTTATGTACCCCCGTTCAACCCCAAGGATATCTCGACGAATATACTCAACTTCATTAATGGAAAGGGCATTCAAAAAATGAAGCCGTGGTTCAGGGGGTTTAAGGGTCGTGTATTCTATGAAAATGAAACATGGGTCACAGAGGGTATCTGGAACATGATCGGTCAGACTATCAGGGTCACAGAACTTCCACCTGGGCGTTGGACACAGGATTATAAAGAACATCTCGATACACTTACCGAAAAGAAGACTATCAGCTCGTACACCAACAATAGCACAACCGAAAATGTTGATTTTGTTATTCAGGGGTATTCGGGTAAAGATCTTATCAAGGACCTGAAATTACAGAAAATCGTCAGAACTTCGAACATGCACCTGTTTCATCCGACTAAGGGAATTCACAAATATGAAAGTGCTGAAATGATCCTAATGGACTTTATCAAACTTCGGAACGAGTATTACAATAAACGCAAATCCCATATGGTTAATGTTCTCAAGAAAAAGGTTGAGATGTATAATCACCGCGCAAAATTTGTTACCATGGTCATCAATGAAACGCTGGTGGTTTTCAGGCGTAAGAAGAAAGATCTCGAGGAAGAGTTATCACACACATTTCCGAAAGTTGATGGGAGTTATGACTATTTACTAAACACCAAGACAATTGACTATACAGAAGAGCGAGTAGCTGCACTGCTTATGGAAGTCAAACACTCCAGGGACGAACTAAACCTGACAATGTCTACATCACCTCTTCAAATGTGGGAAAATGATATTAAAAATATATAGACAATAGATAAGTATGGGATTGCAGGGTCCGGATCAAGGCGCGGTATTATCCCTAAATGCCATAGGTCAACAGGATACATACCTATTGAACTCCAATCCTGAACATTCTTTCTTTAATTACACAGCGAAGCAACATTCAAACTTTACGAAGTATCACAAAAGTGTCACAGTTTCTAAACCATCTACGTCTTCTCCTACGTGGCCATTTGGTGAAAGTGTTAAAGTTACACTAAACCCCCAAAATATGGGAGATTTGTTATCAAATATGTACATACACATGACATTCCCCGCCGTTGAAACAAACTCTAACATAGCTGATCAGATTGGTCGACACGTTATAGAGAGTATTTCTATGCGCGTGGATGAGACGGAAGTCGATAAATATCACGACGATTGGGGTGTCATTTACGATGAGATGTATCTGGATGCATCTGAAAAACGTACTAAGCGGTATATGATAAACAGAAATCAAGCCGACAACGTATCGCACGTAAATGATGAATCGTTATCTAGGTTTAAGTCGACGTTAATGATTCCAATCCCACTCTTCTTTTCTCGTAAATATGAAGGTGACGAATATGGATCGAATTCCCCGAATAGGCCATACTTTCCAACGTGTGCGATTCACAAACAGAAGATAGAGTTTGAAATTAAATTTAGACCAAAGACGTTTTTTACCAATTCTTCATATGCGTTATCACTCGACACATTTGATGTCATCACAGAAGAAATCACATTAAGTCCACAGGAACGGACATACTTGATGACAAATAAACAGATATTCATCACTGACATAGTAAAGAAACACCCCACAGAGGAAACTGTCATAGGTCGGAATACAGTGAAACTGCAACTCGTCCCAGATATACCTGTCAAATCGTTATTTTGGTTTCTACGAAAACAGGCATATGAAGATGAGAATACGCATGGAAGTCCCGGTCGCCCTGACCCGAGTATAAGAACTCGTCAAATGTCGAATAGGTTTAATTTTTCATCTGCAACATCATACTCAATCGGTAACTCATTTTCATCGGCGGTTTTAGACTCTGCTAAACTCTATATAAATGGTCAAGACTTACCCAATATACCAGTCGCTGATCACAATTATTTCAAGTATATCGTCCCATACAACACAAGGCTATCTAGACCTAATAGGAATATTTACACGTATGCGTTCTCGATGAATCCGATTAATGTGGAACCATCGGGAAGCTTGGACTTTAGTAAATTGAACTCAGATCGCACATTACTAGATGTGCAATTAAAACCTGGATTAACAGATGTCTATAACCTTCACCTGTATTATGTTGGGTATCAAACGTTTGAATTTAATAACGGGTTTATGTCACTTGCTTATTGAAAAGCCTATCGTGATGTACACGAATGTAATCAACGATCTTATTTCTGATACACCATCTGATGAAGTTCAACTGTGCTACAGTCGTATGAATTTCATCAGTTGTACCCGGCACGTTGTACACGATCTTGTCTGCACGACAAAACGGGTCGAACAATTTTTTACTGTATCCATCTAGACTTGATTTATAAGCGCAGTGTACACTAAAAATCCGACCATCATTTGTTTCATATGATAGGTTATGCTTCTTAGAGTAATTGGTAATAAACCATTCCAGGTTTCGTAGAGAAATACCACCACTCTTGTTCAAAAGTTCGATTAGCGTAGCTCTATTTTCTGGTACAGTGTAAAAATTATTTATAGATGATAATAGAATAGTCGATTTATTCATATTAAAATATAGAAGGCAAATCTCTAAATTCATTTGCAACCTCTCTTTTTTCACATGCCGGGCATCCCTGAACAAATCCAGATGGAAACGGGTGTGTATGTCTTAATGGACCTCTTGGCATGAGTATGGGAGTAGATGGCCGTGGATCATCTACATGGAGACAACAGTATCCGTCACGAATTGCCTTATTCGTACAAAGCTTACCATTTTTACGTATACCTAGACAACGCTTATCATTTTCAGGTGCAAGGTCGCGTCGAACGCTTTTAATCGGGATTGAGTACAATGATGACACCCTTTCTACAACTTTACAAACGTAGTCATGCTTCTCTTGTTCCAGTTTCGCGACGATAGATTTATGTTCACTTTTTAACATATTCATCTGTTCTTTGTACTTGTCGACCATTTCTCGGATAGTACGGATATGTTGTTCTTTGTGATCATGTACAGCTTCCTTTAGTCGCTCAGAAAACTGTTCCTTTTGTTCACGTGTCTGTTCTTTCGTCTGTTCGCGAATTTCCTTCTCACGTTCATTAATCTGACGCCGGGCTTCTTTCTGTATCAGACTTTCAATCTGTTCAGTAATACTACCTACCATGTATTATCCTGGAGTCTTTTTTTTAAATATATCACTCAGTAGTAATTGATCATTACCAGGCTTCGTCACAGCCTTTCCCTTTTTCTTTGGTGGTTTAGCTCTCAGAAGCAATTCTCCGAAGATGTCATCCTTTACGTTTTCGAATAGTGGTTCGAGTAAGTCACACACTGGGTTAAGGAATTTGTTAAGAAAATAGTAAGGATAATCGATCGGTAAATTATGTTCCTGTGCGTATACAGGATCTTCAGATTTTTCAAACGCACGTGCTTTAGGGTCATCCGTCCTGATTAATATATATGGCACTCTGTCACCAGACTGAGGTTCGGAACCGGGTTGCCGTTCGCGCATTTTTCTCACAACCTGAACATGTGCCTGATTAATGTTTCCTATCTCTTCACTTAACACGGAAACATTTTCACCCTTCACTTTATAAGTGTCCGACAACCCCTGACTTAAAATTAACTTCTCGTTTGGTACATCACCTTCGAGTAGCTCAAGTGCCCGTTTCCGAGCAAGTGCTTGAGGAGCTGTGGTATCACTGCTATCCAGGACAACATTCAGAAGTTCTTTACAAACTTCTCTGAGATGGGGTGTGTTATCACGTCTCACAAGTTGCAAACCCTTCACATCTATATAATCCATATTCATTTCACCATTCTTCCCCTTTGTCCATAGTTTGGCAGCGTACCGCTTCTTTGAATAGAGGAAGTAAGGGCAATACACCTTTTCGAGTTCTAAATTATTAGGAGCCTTGAATAATTTTGTACATTCCTCTGCAGCCTTTTCACCCAATTCCCAACTATATTCGATAGCATCCTTACCAGTACGATTTCCTACATCAAATTCAATCATAACACTATCAGTGTCACCGTACCTCACTTTAGATCCAGGGTAATGCGTTTCAACATACCTCTTTGTGTCATCAATCATATTACGACCCTTCATCGTCGTAGTAGATGCGATAGCTACACATGGGAGAATACCCTTAGATGCACCTGTAAACCCATATACAGAATTCATGGAAATTTTATACGCGAGCTGTTTACCGTTATACATCTGTTTCGTAGCACCCGTTGAATTCGCCATGTCCTTTTTAGCCTGTTTTCTAAACAATTTTAGCTCAGAGAGAATACTCGGTAAAATACTCGGTACATTCTGCGCGAATGTATGTTCACCGAAACGTTCGTATTCTACACCTGGTAAATTGTCATATTTCTTGTCACGGACAAGTGTCGAGTAACATAAATTATGAGCCATCATGATAGACGGATATAGACCCTCGAAATCCAGGGCTGTGATCGGCGTATAGTATGCACCCGATTGCGCTTCCAGTACAGTCGCTCCAATATAGCCAGTATTATCGACATGTCCATATTCGTATGTAGGAACTTTGAAACCCATTTCACGCGCCTTTTTTGTCAGCTGACTAAACACCTTGATTTGCTGCCCCCTTTCAACAAGATAACTCAATGGAACCCATGTCGCCTTGGCCATTTCCAGTAAATTCATCAATGTAGATAGTTTAGCGATCAGCCTATGAGGCAGTAGTGTATCTTTGATACAATACTCTGCAACTTCACGTAATTCCACTGGATCTTCTCGAACAAAACGTGCAAACATTTCTTTCGGAGCCATATCTATTTTCTGATCCCCCAAATAAATCTGTGAAACGTTATTGAGTTTATACGAATCTAACTTATACTCCCGCTTAACTTCATGAAACAAATCAAAAATAAATCGTCCAGGCATGGGTACGAGTTTCAGTTCATTATCTCCGAGTGCACTCGACGATAGTTTTTTACGACTGAGTGTACACGTATAATCCCTGAGTTTACTCATTCGATAAAACGCAAGAGGACAGTTATTTACCATACCACGTTCCATGATGTATTCCAAATCAAAACCAAAGATGTTCCAGCCTGTTATGATATCTATATCATGTTCATTGATATATTCACTAAAACCCATTAGGAGATCACGCTCGGACTTGTAACTCACGATAGAGCAACCATCAATATTCTTGTCAGTCTCTTTATAGCATAGACATATTTTCTCGTACGGTTCATCTTCACCGAACCGTAAAAGTGAAATAGCGATCTGAAAACATGCATCACCAGGTACAGAAGGACTGGGGAACTTCCCAGTAGAACTATAACACTCGATATCGATGGATGCGATTACAAACGGTGCGATATCAGTCGTATCATATGGTTTTAGTTGTCTCCAATCATTGCATTGTAAATCGATCTGCACTTTTGTATGGTATGCACGTTCGCATACATCGGTCGTATCAATCCACCCAGTCGATTGAATACCAGTACGATGCATAAGACGTAGTACAGGGTCCACATTAGCCTCGAAAATTTTTAGTTTATTCGACAGTCCGGTTATATTTTTGCGCAAACGATTACTGATATTACGCCTTGATACGAGATTTTGACAATGAATTTGCAGGAAAAAACTGGTCGCTCCATTCTGAAACCCTTCCATATCTTTAGCCTCGACAACGTCCATGTTAACAATGTCCGGGCATGTCCGTTTAACATATTGGATCACCGAATTTGGTGTCATAGTCCCTGGCACTTTGACAAAAAAATAAGGTACAAACTTTGTCGTGACACAGACGGATTCACCCTTGATCGTCTTACCAAAAATTCGTATGATATGATCATCATTTTCATCACGAGCATCCCAGGTGAGAACTTGAAATTGCACCATCACACTTGGTAAGTTATAGAGCTAAAATTTTAATATCGTTTATTAATAAATGTCTGCTGCGTTGATCGATCTCGTATCGAAGGGTGCTCAGGATGTATACATCACCGGAGAACCTCAGGTATCTTTTTTCCATCAGAACTATAAACGTCATACGAATTTTTCTATTAAGCCCGAACGCCTCGATTATGTAGGTACATTTGGTGGGGGTAATGAAGTTGTTGTCCCCTTACGCACGAAGGGTGATCTACTCAGTTACATCTGGATAGAGGCTACCGATATCGGAGCTACCGATGACAGACCCACTGGTTTCTTTAGCACGAACGATCCAACCACAACCGAATTTTCTTTGTGGATTGGTGGACAGGAAGTCACCAAGCTTGACTCTCTTTTCATCCAGGGTGTGCACAATGTTTTGTACAAACAGGATCAGGCTAAGGCTTCTTGTGCGGTGACACTCGACGAAGTTCCCGAAAATGCGGTAGGTGTTTCTCAATACGCCGATCATTACATGATCCCGTTCTTCTTCAGTGAGGACTGGACAAAGTCTCTCCCACTCACGGCTCTCCAATTCCACCAGGTGGAGTTGCGTATTAAGTGTCGCGCTGGACAGGTGGTACCGTTCACACCTGGTAGCACACCCAAGGTGTACGGTACGTATGTGTACCTGGATACAGAAGAGAGGGAAATGGTCGTAAACCATGAACATGAACTTCTCATCACACAGACTCAGTACCAACCCATGTCGGCGTCTGATGTTGACGTGGATCTCACGTATTTCAACCACCCCGTTAAGGCCTTGCACGTTGTTTCGTCTATAGCTGATGGTACCACATGGTCCACAAACTGGTCGTTTGACGACTCGACACTGTATATTAATGGCACACCTCTGTTCGAAAACACGAGTGCGACGTACCACCATAATGTCGTTCCCGAAATGCACTGCTCGGTACTCGCCCCTAACGTGTTGAACACTACATCTACATTTACATGGCCATTCTGTCTGACTATGAACAAGTCGCAACCCACGGGTTCTCTGAACTTCTCGCGCATTGATAATGCCAAGTTAGTTCTCAATGGAACCACGAACAGGGTCGGTGCGGTTGTTCGAACATACGCTGTCAACTATAACATCCTGAAAATCAAGGATGGTATGGGTGGTGTAGCGTTCGCGAATTAAATTTATCCAGAAGAACCAAAACCGCGTGTACCACGTTCGGTATCTTCAATAGTTGCAACTTCTTCGATAGGAGGTGTCTCACATTTTTCCAAAATAAGTTGGGCGATACGATCCCCTTGTTTAATCTCGAAACGTTCTCCTCCCTGATTAAACAAAATCACCTTCAACTCACCCGTATAATCGGGATCAATCACACCGGCCCCTGTTTGAATTCCGTACTTTACAGCCAGACCGGAACGAGGTGCGATGCGTCCATACACACCAATCGGGATAGTAGCGGCGATACCAGTGTTCACGATACCACGTTCCATTGGTGGAATATACATATCGATAGTACTATACAAATCATAACCGACCGATCCAGGGGAAGCCCGTGTAGGAATGATAGCATTGTTAGAAAGACGCTTGATAAGAAGCTTCATATATATTTAATAAGGTGAAACTCTTTATGTCATTTACAAAAGACGTGGAGTGATGGTTGTGGGTTCATCTGATACATATGTATGTTTTATATGGTATGCGATGAATAATCCATTGAGAAAGAATGAAAGCATCATCAATATTTTGAAACCGAACTGCTG